GGTGAAGCAGAGAAATACCTCTTTCCACCAGCCGCGACGTTATTGACGAACTGCTACAGTTTAATTACTGGAGCAGTCCTATCTTCTTCCGCTGCAGTGACGCACGACGCTAAGGTTATAACTAGCGCCGTTTCCACTGCCGCGCAAGGCTCTCTTGACGAGGCAATTATGGCGGCCTCGGAGGCTGTGACTTCTTTCACAGACTCTTTCCGCCACACTGCCTACGCGCTCCACCCCGCACACTACCTGTGCCACACGCCTTATAGCGTGTTGCCCTCGTGGCTGACCAGCCGCACTCACGACACCATGTTGTGTAGAGCCACGGTCAGTGTTTACATAGGCCAAGCCAACGACTCGATCGTTGCTGCTAAGGTCTTGTTCTTGTGCGGGCTGGTGCTGGCATTTATAGCCTTCCGCTTCTTCACACAATGGAGACGCCACGCGACTGTCTTCGCGGATTACTACGGTGCTCGGCCGCACTTACCGGCACCCGTGGTCCGCTCGATAGTCCGCGAGACGCCAGACGCCGCACGCACTCTCAACGCCGATGCCCCACACGCCAAGTTGGCTCGCGACCGCGCCGTAGCACGTGACACTATCCACCGCATATTGTACGCGCTCGGCTACACCGCAGGCGAAACCTTCTCCTACCAGCAATCCGTTGCTGATCAGCGAGCGGGTCGCCGCGGGTCGCGACTCTACTTTTGGCTGAAGGACTTCGGCGCGCACTCGGACGTACGCGACCCAAAGCCTGACGAGCCGGTGGTGATGATTGATGTCGACTATTATGTTGACATGAATGATTTCCTCGCCGGCCGAACGGCCCCCACTTTGCTATACAGCTTCGTGCCAACCGCTACGGCGGAGGTCACGGAGCAGTACAGCTTCACCTTCATGCCGGACAACACCGTCGCCACGCACATAGCAGGCGGCGCTAAGTACCAGCACGAAGTGTGGGATTGGAGCAACTACGACACGATGCTTGCCGTGCGACGCTTCCTGGGCGTGCCGATCTGCGCGACGACGTATACTGTTGAGCGCCGCTATGTTACCAAACAC